CGGACGCTTGTATTGTATTGGTCACAGAGGCAGTTGTGCCTGTCTGACCGTAAAAACTGGTGTCTGCCATCAGGTTATCTCTCGTAATCTTGGTAACTATATGCCGGTTGAATTGATTGGGTTGCCCCAGACAATTCTTGATCGTTCGCTTGCTCCTGAATTTCGGTCATAAACTGCACGAACTTTTGCTCAAACAACTCTGCTCTTTCATCGAGGTAGTAATCCGATGCGTAGGTCAACGCTGCGTAAACGATGAGATCAGACGCCGCTCTAGCTAGGACGTTTTCGTCGCTATCCAAAACCATCGAGGGAAATTCTGCGTGATAGTAGAGAACCAAGGTGCCGTCTGACGGCTGCGGATACAGGAGTAGTTTCTCAGCTTGCCGCGCAAAATAACGAGGCGTTCCGGCGTAATTGTCCGCGTTCAGCTCTCGAAATCGTCGCATCGGTACGCGCTCAAGTTCATAAGCACCATGGTACAAGCTGATGATTTCTAGAAAGTCTGCCGGCAATGTTATGGAGCTGGTGGAGGTGTTCACCGCTATTTCCAGCACTTTTTCAGACATTGGCGTCCGAAGCTGACGTTGTATTCTGGCGATACCTTGCTCGATAAACCGCGTTGTAAGTGCTGACGTGATGTCTGACCGATTTAACAGGTCATTAAAATGTGATTTAAGGTCGCCGTAATTCATCTATCAAGCTTTCTTCTTTTTTGCTGTCTTAGCAGCCTTGCGAAATGCAGCGGCCGTTGGCGCACCTTTGGCCCCAGGCTTCCGCATCGTCTCACCGGAACCAGCAGAAATTCGGCGCTTTTTTGCTGCGATATTGGCATACAAACCTCGCTTCATTTTTTACGGCCTCCTCGGCCTTTCGGTTTCTTTCCGTACATCTCTAAATCCTTTTATTTGTCGCCATAAAACCCTCGAGATTTTCAGCTTTTAATCGGGCAATGATCTCTTTGTAGGTCACGCCGGGCTGCAAAATGTCGAAGCCTTCTCGCTGCCATTTCTCCACAAAGATCACGGGGATTGATGCGACATGCATAAACTCCCCCTCGCGCTGAGAGGATGTTTCATGGCGCTTGTCTTTTAAGCTTGTCAGGAGGGTGTCTGAAATGTGTTGGCTGTCTTGCCTGACCAGGCTTCCAGCTTCTTCATTGAAGTCGTTTTGGATGCCGACCAGGTCGATCGGTGTCTTGGTAGTCAAGAATGTCTCCTTGTCATTTGAAAATGAAGGTGTGAGAGGCAGCGGTAAGGAGAGCGAAAGCCGCTGTTGCTCCCCTCACACCTATCCGTTGGCTAGGTCTTAGCTAAGGCCAGTGATCTGTCCAGAACCAAGTGGGTTCTTGTGCATGAGACCGATTTCCTGAACGATCATGTGGGTGTCGGAGTCGCCTGTTTTGGCAAGCGTGGTCCGAGTTGCCGGGCGAAGCACGGCAGTGCGCCACATGTTTGGATCAAGCAGGAACAGATGCGTAGACATCTGGTGTCTGTTCAAAACAGTTTTGTACTGTCCAAACGGAGAAACGTAGAGGTCAACGACATGTGTCAAGGTTGTAGTCGTATCGTTGAAGTTACGAGTACGCCCAGAGCTGCCGGTGAACCCCGCAAGGATCAACGAGTCAGCTGGTTTACACATCATCACTGAAGGTTCAGCGCCGTTATCGTAACAGGCTTGCATATTAACAAGCAGCTTTGCCTCAGTGAGGGCGTCTGTTGCGTTGGCTCCTGCATCGGTTGATGTTGTGGATGAGATCAGCTGATCAGCCGAGGCCATTTCCCGGGCTGTTGATGCGTCACCAGTAACGGCAGCGTTTGATGCGCCAACCATCGCGTATTCCGTATCTCGCTTTATTTCCCGGAGTGCTTTAGACAACTGATAAGCTGTCTCTTTTGCACGACCATATGTCGACACAGCATCCGCGCTTCCAGAAACTTGGAAAACCTTTGTCATAATCTGCGTGTTCCCGCTGATCATTGTGGTTGGGATGGCAGTGCCGGCTGAAGCCGTAAAACCTTCGAGCTGGGCATTTGCGCCGGCAGCTGCGATGGTATCGGTTTGGTATTGGTAAACACGATTATGGACCTTCTCGGTCTTGATCATGCTGTAGAAAGGACAATCACTGGGTGTGATGTCCGAAATTAGATCGGAAACATCTTCTTTGATGCCGATCTGCTCGTAAGTTTTGTAAATCGCCATGGATTTTTTCCTCTTCTAAGGCGTGGGTCTGATTAGGCTTCCCAACGTCCAAGAATTGCGGCGGCGATGTCGTCTAGGTCGTTACCCCCATTTTGGATCATCCGTTGCCGAGCTTTTGCGGCTTTGGCTTTTTTTGATGCCTCGGGGTCTGGTGCCTTTTGTGAACGCAGGACTTTCTTCTTGGTCGCTGCTTTCTTTTTGACGGTCGCTATCTTTTTTGACTCGTCGTAGAGACGAGCTTTGTGGATCAGCTGTATGACGACGGGATCGACATATTGATCAACTTGATCCTGCGGTAGACCGGCATTGACGGCGTAGGAGCGAATATCGTTGTAAAGCTGGTTGCTCCACTCCGGTATTTCTTCCTGCAGGGTTTTCACACATTGTTTTGCAGCTTCTTGCATGGCTGTTTGTTGCTGCGCTTTGATGTCATCGTAGAATTTATTGGCTTCTTCGGTAAGAAAGTTGAGGTCTTGTTGTGCCTCATGCGCTTCCTTCCTCAACGCCGCAAATTCATCCGCTTCCATCTGCTTGGACGCCAGCAGGAAATCGACTTCGCTGTATGGCTTCCAACGCGCTTCAGCCCTCTGAAGCATCGCTTGCATAATGTGATGAGACTTTTCCATCGCTGCCTCAGCTTCTTTGCGCTGGGCTGCAGTTTGTTGGCTTTTTCTCGTGAGTGCTTGCTCTTGACCATGGAGACGCTTGAGACTTGCCACGGATACCCGCTGAGTGACACCATCGACCGTAATTTCGACTTCTGCATCGTCAGACATGAGTTGAGGTTCTTCCTCACTGTCTTCATCTTCCTCTGCATCGTCCTCATCTTGATCATCGGTGGTTTCCTCATCATCGGGGTCTGCGTCGTCGTCAACTTCGTCCTCTTCGTCAGGCTCTGCTTCCTCCTCAAAATCATCAGGTGAGTCTAAAGCCTCTTCCTCATCTGATGTCGCCTCTGCTTCCTCTTCAGATGGCTGAGTTTCCTCAGCGTCTTCCCATTTAGCGAGAATGGCTTCCTCGACGTCTTTTAAATCGTCAAATTGTGAGGGTGTTTGGTCTTGCACGTTTTCTATGGTGCTCATTCATCCTCTCCGTTGTTGTCACTTTCAGCCTCGGCGTTTTTCGCCAGGATTTCGTTCTTTATCGAAACCCGCTGTTGTAGGGTTCCTACGAGATCGACTAAGGCTCTATAGTGGTAATAGGCTTGCTCTCGGACATCCGACTCCTCCGGCTTGGTGTTGCCGAATGACTGGAGAGTTCCGTCTACCATTGCGTTAATTGTGCTGGTGAAAACCTCTGTTCCCAGTAGCTTTTCTGCAGCATTGCCCATGTTTATGAGCTGCTCTTCTTTTTCTTCCAAAAGGTGTCTCCTTATAAAAATTTAGCCCGTGGGAGATGCAATCCCACGGACGTCATCGGTGCGCTTCAAGATGGCAAGTTCACCTTCATCGATGCGGACCTTGTGTTCGAATTGAGCTTCTTTCAAATCCTGATTGTCGGATTGAAGGGCGTGGCTGGCCTCAGCCTTCGTAGCTTCAAGCTCTATCTTCGCGGCTGCCAGCTGTGCTTCGGTCTGAGCCTTCAATTCAGCTATTGCTATCTGACGCTCCTGCAGCTCCAGCTGTTTCGCTTGCATCTGCATCTGCATTTCCATCGCCGGGTCAGGCTGTGGAGGAGGTATGCGCTCCGGAGGTGTCAAATAATCTTCGACATTCAAAATGCCTTGCTGCTCAAGTATAGATTTGAGCATCTCATAGCGATTTTGGACGTTGTACATTGGCGCCAATGAGGGGTCTTGGCTGAACAACGTATGCATCTGAAGCAGCTTCGCTGCCTCTTTTTCTTGTTCGCCATAACCGAGCCGTAGCTCGACCATTACATCGCGCTTTTCTTTCCAAGTGGCCGGGTTGATTTGCACATATGCCCCAGCCAGTTCCACGATTTTTTGCTCACTCTCGTTCTCTACGACCAACGTGTAGATTTCAGAGAACAGCTTTTTGACAAATTGTGCGAAATGTCTGGCTATTATTTTTTGCCGCTGCTGACCCATGGTCGCCAGTTGTTCAACAAGAGCGGCACTGTTTTGTTTTGATACAGCATCCTTGTTGAGGCCGGTATTGAGGCTCGAAATGCCCGTATTCTGCTCTAGGTCATCCTGTAGGTGTGTCAAAGTTTGAAACACGAAGGGATTGAGAGGCGCTTGAGGCATCGGAGTGATAGCATCAATTCTCGATATGTTTATCAGCCCGCCAACCCTGTTTGAGACCATTTCTGAGGGGTTTGTCAGGCCACCTTTAAGAACCATGTACTTTGGATTATTTGCCAAGACAGCGCTGTCCAAAATCGATCTGGTCAGAACCGTCCGGGCGTTTTGTGTTGCACACAGTTTCTCGGCAAAATTTGAACCATAGAACGAGTGAGACACAGGTAATGGACAGAAGGTCACAAAAGGCAGCCGATCGACTTCCTCCATGTCTAAAAGAGCATTGCCGGCTTTAATTATTTTGTATCGCTTGGCAACACCCTCACCATCCTTGTCGAGCATCATATATGCTTCATACACCATGACACTTCTGACTTGGTCCTGATAGCCGTGAGCATTTGCCGAATATGCGGTGGTGATGTCTTCGTGACGTGCGAGAACCTCGGGATCGGTCTCCATCTCGATATCTTCATGATCACCGATGTTTGCTATTTTTTCTTCGGCAAAACCCATCTCACGCAATTCAGTGAGTGTCTTCGGTGCGCGGTGGGCAACGAACTGACTGTCATCAAGAGATTTACACTGCGACTCAACAATCAATTGCTCAGGCGGTATGACTTCAATCATGACTTGTGAGGTGTCACGCTCAATCGCAACGGTACCAGAGACCATTCCAACAGCATCAGTCTCACTGTCGACCAGCTCGATATTGTCGTCACTGCCGAGGTACATATCCAACTCGTCTTGAGTTAGCTGCTCGAACTCTTCGAAATCGGTAGTGGTGCTTTGCTGCCAAAACACCTTGGCACATCCGACCCTAGCCATCAGACCATCGAAAATGACCTGAGAAAACAGCTCAAAACCCTCATTTTGCCTAAACAGAACATAGTCTGTGTAACTCGAGCAAACCGCGGCCGTCTGGACATCTTCCTGACCTTGTGGCGCAAATTTTACAATGCGGTTGCCGGCTGCAAATGTTTCCAGCAGTGCCGCTTGCATCGATTGCACAGCGTTGTAAACATCTTGGCTCACATATTTCGAATTAGCATCATGAGCGGGCTTGGGGAGCTTGCCATTGTAGTAATTGAGCACCTTCTCGCGCTCTTTCGACAAATCCGATGAATAATAGCCAACGGATCTGCGGACATTGTCATCCACGAGCTGGACGATTTCGTCTTCATCCAGCTTTTTGTAGTCTTTCTTTTCTGCCATTGCTTATACCATTTCGACGTAAAGTTCAGGCGGCGTCTCCACCGGCTCCCACGCACCTTCATGAACGTGGTTGGCAAGTGCCAGCGCCATGACCGCATCATCGAAGCAGCCAGCCTCAGCCTCCATCGCACCCGTTTCGGTGACGATGTAGGTCAACATCTCTCTAATTGTTGTCTTGTCATTCAGCTCAATTTCGTTTTCGCGCACAGCAGCTCGCAGCTGATCAATGACCAAGGGCTTAGATTTCGCGGTGGTCGTGAAACCGAGCTTCATCGTCTCCCGTTCGGTCAGTTTATCAATCTGGACTTCGCTGTATGCGTTGCCATATGCCATATCTTTCATGAGCCTCGTCACGGTTAGGATACCGTGCGAGTTGTTCTCGCAGATGATGTAAGCTTCGTTGTAAAATTGCCCGAGAGCGAACAGGACTTGCGCAAACCAATCAGGGTGACATTGTCCGCGCCAAACGGCGACTTGCCTTTTCTTGCTGTCGAGCACCTGTGCAACGGAGTAATCACCGTTCCTGACACCCATAGCCACATCGGCCCCGATAACATAGGT